AGTGGTGTAGGTGAGGAGCAAAAAAAGTTAAATGAAACATCTAAAGAAAACTTAAAAACTCAAGAAGATAAGTTAGATGCAATAGATGGTCAGTCTAATCAACTAAAATTACAAGGCAAGAGTGAAAAAGAAATACTTGATTTAAAGATTAAGCAATCAGATGAGGCAATCAAGGCTGCTGAAATTAATCTAGCAAATGCTAAGGCTACTAAGGATGCACAGGTAAAAGCAGCAGAAAGGAATAAGCAAATCCTACAAGGTATTATAACATTCCTGTCTGCACCTTTAGTTGCAGTATTAACAGTGGTGGACCAAGTAGGTAAGGCATTAGGTAAGGACTTTGGTTTAGCTGAAGGATTTACAGGTGGTTTAGCTAAGATGGTGTTTGACCCTGCTGAAACAGCAAAAGAAGGAGATAATACAATTAGAGAAGCAGAAGCTGCTCTTAATAAATTAAAAGAAAAAAAGGCAGGTTTTCAATTAGCTATTCAAGGTATTGATAAAGCAGATAGAGCTAAATCTAAGGCTGACAATGATGCTGAACAAAAGAAAATAGATGAGGCTAATGCTATTCTAAGAGAGGCTAACAAAAAATTAAAGTCTCAGGAAGAACAAGAATTTTTAAATATTGAAGAATCTTATAAAGAAAAAAGAAAGAAGTTAAAAGAAGCAGGTATTAAGGATAACGGAGATTTAGCAGCAGCAGAAAAGAAGGAAAGAGATGCAATAACTGATAAGTATGCTAAAGAAGAAGCAGCAAAAATAGAGGCATACGAAAAAGAACTTGCTAAGATTAGATTAGAAAATAAGTTAGCAGCTATCAAGGATGAGAACGAGAAGGCAAGAGCACAGTTAATCGCAGCCTTTGAGCAACAGAGACAAGACATTGATGCTAATGAAAAATATACAGCAGAGCAAAAGATTGCTTTAAAATTAGCTTTAGCTACTCAAGAAGAAACAGCACTTGCTGCATTAAAATTAACAGCAGACAAAAAACAAGCAGAAACAGACATAGCTGACTTAGATAAGGAAATCATAAAAGCAGCAGGAAAGTTTGATGTAGAAAGAGAATTGTTAGATAACAAGGATGCTTTACTCAAAGATTCATTTGATAAAGGATTGATAAATGAGAAGGCTTACAATGAAGGCGTAGAGGCAAATGCTAATGCTAGAATAGAAATTGATAAGAAAGAGGCAGCAGCTAAGATTGAGAATGCAATGAAAATCTCTGCATTGCTTAGTGGTTTGTCAGATGTAGTAGGTAAGGAAACAGCAGCAGGTAAAGCCTTCGCTGTAGCTAGTGCAACCATTGATACTTATTTGGCAGCAACAAAGGCTTATCAATCAATGTCAGGTATTCCTATTGTCGGTCCTGCATTGGGAGCAGTAGCTGCAGGTGTTGCAATTGCAGGTGGTATAAAGAATGTAAAAGCAATTATGGGTGTTAAAGTTCCCGGCGGTGGTGGCGGTTCTAATCCTACAATGCCATCTGTATCAACTTCTGCACCTATGACACCACAATTACCAATGGCGCAAACAACAAACATCAGTCAACAATCAATTAATGATATTGGCAATCAAGCGGTTAGAGCATATGTAGTTGAAAGCGATGTAACTAGCAATCAACAAAGGATAGCTGCAATAAGACAAAGAGCAAGATTTAGTTAATATTTAATAAAACACTATTTATGAGTATGGAATTACCTTTATATATGTTGGAAATATCGGATGACTTAAACGATGATGCAGAGGTGCAATTCGTTTCATTAGTAGATAGACCTGCGATTCAAAAGAATTGGAATGCGTTTAAGAATGAACAGAAGTTTCAGATTGTTAGTGAAGATAAGCGTATTATTAGTGGGTGCGCTATGTTGGCTGATACTCCTATCTTTAGGAGTGATGCTAGTTTTGGCGATTACTATGTTGCATTTTCTAAAAATACTATTACAAAGATTGTACAGAAATTCTTTAAGAAAGGTTACCAAAACAATGTAAACTTAATGCACGACCCTAATCAAATAGAGACAGGGGTAACTATGTTTGAAAGTTTTATTAGCGACAAAGCAAGAGGTATTGAGCCAATGAAAGGTTTTGAGGATGCTCCAAACGGAAGTTGGTTTGTATCTATGCTAGTAGAAAATGATGAAGTATGGAACAAGGTTAAAGAAGGGTTAATTAATGGCTTCTCTATTGAGGGCATATTTAATTACACTCCTAAATTAACTAATGAGGAAATTAAAATGCAGAAGATAATAAACATATTAGAACAAGTTTAGTTCTAAGTGATAAACAATTATATTTATTAACATTTAAATAAAAAGAAAAATGAATACAAAAGAAGCATTAATGCAAATAAGAGCCTTATTTGAAGATATGCCACAAGTTGTTGAGCCTATGGTACCTGTTGCGCCCGTTGCAGCTGAAGTAACAAAGGTAGAAATGGCTGAATATTCTTTAGTAGATGGAACTAAGGTTATGATATCTGCATTAGAAATTGGTGGTATGGTAGAAATGGCTGACGGCACTCCTGCTCCTATGGGAGAGCATCAATTAATGGATGGTACATCTATCCAAGTTGATGAATTAGGTGCTATCGTAGAAATCTCTTCTCCAAAAGAAGATATAATTGTAGAAGAACCTGTTGCTCCTGCTGCTCCTGTGCCACCTGCACAAGACACAGATGCAATGATTGCAGAGTTAAAGAATGACTACGAGAAGAAAAAAATGGAATTAGATGCTAAGATTGCTGAATTAGAAAGCAAGGTAAAGAATGGTTTTGCACAAGTAGCTGAATTAGTACAAGCACTTTCAAACACACCAACTGCCGAGCCTACTCAAAAAGCATCAAACGCATTTCAATCATATGTAAGTACTAATGATAGTAAATACGAAAGATTAGAAAAATATAGAAACGCAATTTTAAACAAATAAAAATTAATAACAATGGCATTTGACGTATCAACATTAGCCGCTTACACAGAGCAAAACGAAGCCTTATTGGTAACTGATTCTGTATTAGGTGCAAAGACTGCAGCTTTAATTAAAAGCGCAGGTAACGTTATGGTAGGCGTAAAGTCTGCTGAAACAATCAACATTATGGACACAGACGCGATCTTCCAAGCAGGTGGATCTTGCGGTTTTACTGCATCTGGTTCAACAACTTTTACTCAAAGAACAGTAACAGTTGGAAAAATTAAAGTAAACGAATCTTTATGTCCTAAAGACTTAGAAGCTAAGTACTTACAAAAAGCATTACCAACAGGATCAATGTATGATTCAATTCCTTTTGAGCAAGAGTTTGCAGATAAGAAAGCAAAAACAATCGCTTCTCAATTAGAAACTGCGTTATGGCAGGGCGATACAACGTCTGGCAATGCAAATCTATCTAAATTTGACGGGCTTGTTAAGTTAATCGGAGCTGCTTCTGGAGTTGTAGCTGCAAACGTTTCTACTTACATTTCAGGTGCTCCTTTAAGCACAATTACTGCTGGGAATGTTATCAGCATTTTTGATGGTGTATATCAAGCAATCCCTGCACAAGTTGTAGCTGCTGACGATATGACTATCTTCTGTGGTCAAGACGTTTTCAGAACTTACACTATTGCATTAAAGAACGCTAATCAATTCCATTATTCAATTGATGTGAAAGCTGATAGCGAGTTTGTATTACCGGGTACTCCAATTAAAGTTATTGCTTTACAAGGTTTAAACGGAACTAACAAGGTTTACGCAATGCGTTTATCTAACTTGTTCTTAGGAACAGATTTGTTGAACGAAGAGGAGAAGTTTGAAATCTTCTATGCAAAAGAAGCTGATCAAGTTCGTTTCGTATCTGAGTTCAAAATGGGTGTAAACGTAGCGTTCCCAGACGAGATCGTGAAGTTTATCTTAGCATAATTATTGGGGGGTTTCATCGCCCCCCATTTTTAATAAAATTTTAAATTATATATTATGCCGTGCGCATTAACATCTGGATATACTTTAGACTGCCGAGATAGCTTAGGCGGTGTTACGGAAGTGTATTTCATAGAAGCAGCAAACGTAACTGCAACCACCGAAGCGAGTGGCGTAATTACAACATTAACAAAGGCAGCAGGTAAGAAGTTCTATAAATACGAGCAAGTAAAAGATACATCAATGATGAATCAAACTATTACTGCAAACGTACAAAATGGAACAGTATTTTATGCACAGGAATTAATGGTTGTATTAAATAAATTACAAACCGCTACAAGAAACGAGATTTTATTACTTGCTCAAAATACTTTGATTGCAGTAGTAAAGGATTCAAACGGCGTATTCTGGTATCTTGGCAAAACAAGAGGATTAGATTTAACTGCTGGTACTGCTGGTACAGGTACTGCTCAAGGCGACAGAAGTGGATTTGCTTTAACCTTTACAGGATCAGAAGCAGAATTAGCTCCAAGCGTTGCACAAGCAGTTTACTCTGTATTGACAACCGCAGGCGCATAAGTTTTTTCATAGGTTTATAGGTTTGCCGCCGTTCCTTCATTGGTTCGGCGGTTTTTTATTGTAGTATATGCAACAAATTAGCTTTTTAGCTATATAGATATATGATTAGGTTAACAAAGGGGGCAACCCAAAACATAATTTTAACCCTAACTGAAAAGCAGTTATTGACTAATCCAAACTATTTGTTTGTATTTACTAATAGAAGTGCAAATACAGAGGTTAAATTTGTTAGGTTAAATAACACAGACATAAGCCAATACAAGGACAGGTACAATGAGTTTAGTATTGTTACAAATACTAATTTTAGTACTGCCTTAAATGGTCAATATAATTACGATATATACGAACAGACAAGTACGTCTAATCTAAATCCTGCTGGTTTAAATTTATTAGAATCAGGGATTATGGAATTAGTCGGAACGCCTTTCAATTTCACGGAATATACTACAACGGACACTTATAAAATAAGACAATAATGGATTTAAGAGTACTAACATTTGCGGAAGCCAAGCAGCCTGAATTTAAAGAAAAGAAAGGCGAAGGGTACATTCAGTATGGCGATCGCAACGATTACCCAAATTACTTAGTTGAACTTTTTAATAAGTCAGCTAAACATAATGCCATTGTAAAAAGCAAGGTGCATTATATTACTGCAAATGGTTGGTCAGGAAGCGAGGAAGCACAGCCTTTTATTGAGCAAGTCAATAGAATGGAAAGCCTTGAAGACTTAACAAGAAAGGTATCTTTAGATGCCGAGTTATTTGGGGGTTATTATTTGGAAATCATTTGGTCAGTTACAGGTCAGTTAAGCGAAATCTGGCATTGTGATTATACTAAGATTCGTACTAATAAAGACAACACACAATTTTGGTATAAAGAGGATTGGGCAGACAGGAATGAAAAGGCGGAGGTTTATCCTGCTTTTAACCCTGCTAATCCATACGGCAAGCACATTCTTTACATAAAAGAATACCGCCCAAATATGGGTTACTATTCTTTGCCAGGTTATTTTGGTGCGCTTAATTACATAGAATCAGATATTGAAATATCTAAGCACGTTTTAGGTAATGCACAGACAGGGTTTTCTGCAAGTAAACTTATTACGTTACCTAATGGCGAGCCTTCGGATGATGAGAAGCGCAATATTGAAAAACGTTTTACAAATAGATTTAGCGGATCAGATGGCAAGAAGTTTATTTTAGCTTTCGTAAATGATAGTGCAAGAAAGCCTATCATTGATGATCTGGGTACTTCTGATATTACAAAAGAGGACTTCGGTCGTGTGGATTCTTTGATTCAAACTAATATATTTTCAGGGCATCAAATTACTACGCCATCAATCTTTGGTATTGCAGAGGCTGGTAAGTTAGGCAGCCGTTCAGAAATGAGAGACGGCTATGAAATCTTTAAAAATACTTACGTTAATAGTAAGCAAATGCACCTTGAAAGTGTATTCAATATGCTATTTAAGTACAGAGGTATTGAGGATGCTGATTTAAAAATTATACCTACGGAAGCAATTGGTATTGAGTTAACAGAGAATGGTTTATTACAAATTATGTCTAAAGATGAACTTCGTGATAAAGTTGGATTGATGGCACTTGAAGAAAAAACATCATCAACAAATCAAGACGTAATTGATGCAATAAATAGTTTATCACCATTAGTTGCCACTAAGGTATTAAATCAATTAACGCCAAATGAATTAAGAGCATTAATATCTTTACAACCAAAAGAGGGTGGGGAAAATATACAAGTAGCACAACCAGAAGCATTTTCAGACGATTTCAGCGTGTTTTTTGAGTTTGGCGAGGATAAGGCTTCATACAATATTTGGAAGTCTAAAACACGCTTTAATGACGATTCTGAATATCAGCTATTTGCAGAGGTAAATCAATTGCAAGCCAATGTGCTTGATTTGATGGCTAAGGATAAAAGGATAACGCCAGAAGTTTTGGCGACTACCTTAGATCAAAGCGTTAATACTATCAATGAAGTGATTAAAAAATTGATTGTTGATGGGCATATCAAACCAAAGCAATACACAATAGGCAAGGGGATTGATGAGAATGTGATTACAGAGCATACTTTGACAGAGCCATTAAAGGATATTTTAGAAAAAATTAAGCCACAGACAACTGAGTTGCTGATTAGATATTCCTACGAATGGAAAGCTGGGTTTAGTAATTCAGATAAAGACACAAGCCGTCCTTTTTGTGTGGCTTTATTAGACGCAAATAAGGTATATAGCCGTAGCGAAATAGAGTTAATGAGTGCAAGATTAGGTTATTCAGTATGGGATCGTAAAGGCGGTTGGTACACAAAGCCTGGCACAAATGACCACGAGCCAAGTTGCAGACATCAATGGGTTTCAAACATAGTAACAAGAAAAAAATAATGAGCAAGAATACTTTATTTATATCAGTTCAGTCGATTAAGGACAGAACAGGATTGCACGCAAACGTAGATGAAAAATTAGTATTGCCTGAAATCAAGACGGCGCAAGATATGTATATTTTGCCTGCTTTAGGATCAGCACTTTACAATGAATTACAAACGGCGGTCGATAGCAATACATACACAAATTTACAAACTACTTTATTAGACGATTACATAGTAGATACATTAATCTATTTTGTAATGTCGGAGTTACCACAGGGATTGTCTTTTCAGTTTTATAACAAAGGGCTTTTAAGAAAGTCAGGCGAGAATCAGGAAAACCCTTCAATGCAGGATATGATTGATGTGGCTAATAGATACAAAGCAAGAGCAGAATTTTACAAGCAAAGGTTAATTAAATACCTAAAACAAAACAATGCTTTATATCCTAACTATCTAAACTTTGGTAGCGGCATTGATTCAATCAAGCCTGATAATGAAGGTTACACAGTTTCAATGTATTTAGGGGATGCTTGTTGCAATGATGATGATTACGAGGGCAAACGTAAAAGAACTTTTGAGGAAAGGTATCAGGGTAATATTGGATGCTGCTAATATGAGTAAACAAGTAACTATAAAAAACCAAAATAAGCTAAAAGTTTATTTGGAAAAAGCAAAAAAGAATGACATTAAACCAAATAGTCAACGAACTGACAAAGATAGGAAACGACCACGAACAAATTAATTTTGTTTACTTTGGGGATGTCTGGGAACGTTTAAGCAATGGCGAGGTTACTTATCCTGCTATGTTTTTTACGTTAACAGGTGCTACGATAGGTGCAAAAGAAATAGACTACAATTTTAGTTTTTACTTTATGGATAGGATGCTATCAGAGGAAACAAACGAAACAGAGGTTTTATCAGATCAAACTTTAGTGGCACAAGATTTTGTTGCGCAATTAAGATACCCAATTGATTATGGGGTAGTTACTTGGACTTGTGGGGATAGTATTCCAATGACTTATTTCACGGAATCTGATCCTGATTTTTTAGCAGGTGTCAAGTGTGATATTACTTTGAATTTACCATTTATAAACAACAGGTGTCAAGTGCCTACAAATTATACTTATTAATGGAATCAAAAAAAATTAATCAGTTAGCGACAAGCGTTTCGCCACAAACTTCTGATTTAACAATTATAGGCGATCCGATTACAGGGGTAAGTAAAAAGATTACGTTATTACAGATAGCTAATTTATTTGCTACAACAGGCACAGTTTCAAGCGTTGCGGTTACAGAAACAGGCGACGCTTTAACAATCACAGGAAGTCCAATAACAAGTGCAGGTACAATTAATATAGGATTTGCAGGGGATGCTACTCAATATGTTAGAGGCGATGGAGCATTAGCAGATTTTCCAACATCAACAGGTGGGGGAAGTTCGGTTTCTTACTATCTAAATTCAAGTGTTTCACAAGGTACTATTGGCGGTGTTGCTTATAGAGAATTAAGTAAAGACCCAATAAGCGGTGCGGGAACGGATATAACTATTTCTGCAAATGGATATATCG